TCTTAGATTTTTTAACTCATCTTGATTGACTAAACCAAATCTAGGATTACCTTTTTCATCTCTTCCAAAGTGTTTTAAAAATTGTTTTCGTAAAAAACTTTTTTTAGTAGGGTCATTCCTTGCTTCCTTTAGTGCAGCTTCATAAGCTTGTTTAACTTCTCTTAAATATTCTGCTTGTGAAGGCACGACTATAGCATCGTCTGTTATACTTTCAAAATATATATCTGCTTGACCCATTAGAAGCTCTAATGCATCAGTCATTAACTCAGAGTTTTTAGAATTTTTAGGAAGTTTTAAATATTCATTATAAGGAGTCATACTTCCAAACTCTTCTATCATATCTTTATCTTGGTTAAAATATTCTATAGCTTTTGCTAATCTTGCTTTCTGTTTTGTTTCTGGATTTTTCCAAAGCTGATAATCTTCTCTCTGTTTTTTTATAGCACTACTATTAAAAAAATCTTTTCTCGTGCCGATAACATCATTATATTGTCTTGTTAAAGTTTCAATATTTGTAGCTTGTTCTTGTTGTAAATCTCTATTCTTTTTAGTTATATATTTAGAAGCAACGTCTGCGAACAACGCTAATAAATTTCCTCCCGTTGGTAGTAATCTATCATTATCTTTTTCTCTTTTATCAAGAATATTAGTAGCTAACTTACCAAATTTAGAATCTCTTAAATAGTCAAATTCTTCTGCCATGTTATTCCTCTTCTTGTTTATTTAATAAACTTCTAATTTCTGGACCTTTGTCTTCTATTTTTTCTAATAAACTTTTAGGTAGTATTTCACTTTTAATATTATTATTTATATTAGGTTTAGCTTCTGCACCAACTTTACCAATAGCTTTATTAAATTCTGACAACTTTCCTTTTTCAAATTCTTCATCCGGCTCATCAAAACTTTCATTTACATCTCCGGGCTCAATATTATATTCAATACCTGCTTCTGAACCAATAGACATTATAGTGTACATAACTGGCTCAATTAATAATAACATAACATCGGGATTTATTTCTCCTTGATAAAACTTAGCAAATAAAATAGAAGTTGTAATATCTGTAACTGCCATTCCTTCTGCTAAACTTTCTATTAAGAACCCTACCTTTTCAGTTTCTAATAACTCTGTTGTTATAGCTGTAAGTGCTTCTCTAGGGTTACTATGTTTAGGAGGAGTTTCCCAAGGATATTTTTGGTCTGGAGAATTAGTTAAAGACTGTCCGGGAATTGATACACCCTTACCAACCATTGATACCAACTCATCTAAATCTTGTTGATTTTCTTTATTTTCAGCTATTTTATTTACAGGTTCTTTATCTAGCTCCCTTATAAATTCTTCAAAATCTAATCCAGACTCAGCAGCTTCATCTACTGTTCTTGAAATAGATTCTGATAAATTTCTAGTAACAAATTGTGATACTGGTTTTATTTGTTTTTTAGCCATTATGATATCCTAAGTATTTCTTGAGTTTGTAAAGGCGTGTAATGAGACATATCTGCTGTACCATACAGTAAATTCTGATGACTATTATTGAAGTCTATCGATGCTTGTGAATGTGCATACTGTACTTGTTGAAGTAATAATGGGTCAACAACACCTGCTTGATATTGTCTACCTCCTTGTTGATAAGCTTCTTCTTGGTCTCCTGCTGCTAGATTTTGTAAACCTCCTACAACCACATCTTCAGCAACGCCTAAAGCAGTATCTGTTAATTTTTCTGGACTAAACGCTTCTTTAAACTTAGAAGCTATTTTTTGTCCTAATGTAGCTTCAGTGCTTCCATATTTAGCAAAGTTCTGACTCATTGTTATGGAATCTTTTACGCTTTTAGCAGGAGCAATTACTGAAGTATCAATACCCGGTTTAGTAATTGCTACAGACTGAGCTGGAGCTCCCGGTTTCATTATCTGATTAGGATAAACTAAGGTTTCACTTGGAATATTAACATTAGCAGTAGTCGTTACCCCTGTAGGAGATAGCCCATCTAATGGATTAATATTAGGGTCTATGGAAAACTTACTTACTTCAGTCGGGTCAAATTGAAAATCAGGTTTTGGTACTGTACGAGAAACAACGTCTCCAGAAATATCAATAGTTGGAGCAGCATCAGTAGCAGTAGCAGCGATGTCAGGAACATCTGCTCCCATAGCATCTAATTTACCTTGAGTTAAATCAAGACTTTCTCCTCCAACTTTAGCAGCTTTGGCAGTTTTAATTGCTTCACCAATTTTAGCAAAGGCAGCTCCTGTAGCACTACCAAATGCAGCACCTTTTAATACATCTTTTAAATCTCCACCTGAAAGTAAAGCTCCAGCACCACCAGTAATAGCACCGGTAACAGCTCCTGCAGCCACGGCAGGTAGAGCAGCTATCGCAGGTACAAACATAGGCAACGTAACTGCAGCAGCTATCATTAATCCCATCCGTACATATTTATTTTTAGCTAATTTTTTTACACCCTTTCCTATTTTTCTAACAACTTTAGCTACACCTTTAACAGCTTTTTTAACTCCTTTAGCAACTCCCTTCACAACTTTCTTAACTGCTCCGGTTACTTTTTTAAAAGCTTTTTTTATTCCACTAAATAATCCCATAATATTCTCCTATATTTTAACTCTCTACTATTGCTCCTATTAAATTTTTTAAAGATGTTGTATTTTTATAACTTGCAGGGTCGCTAGAAACTGCTGTGTTTACTAACGCAGCTATTCTTTCTCGTTCACCTTGCTCTGCTCTAAATACATAATCAGCATTATCTCTTAGTTCTTGCCATAGAAAAGCTTGTGCTTGACTACTTAAATTAAAAGCATTCATAGCATTTTGTAAGTTGACTGCATTCTGTGCTGCAGTGTTTGAAGTATTGGCTTGTCTTCTCCATTGAGTATTACTTGCTTCTACAGCAGCAGCATTTTGAGCATTCCATTGACTCCTAGCAAAATCTTGATTAGCATTAAATTGGTCAATCTGTGTAGCTAGTTGTGCATTTAATCTAATAGAATCTGCAATTCTTCCAGCATTCCTAGCTTCTGCAGCATTTTCTTGACTAGCATTAAATTGTGCAGTTGCAGTTCTTTGTGTAGTATTAAACTGTGCTATTTGAGATGCTAAGTTAGCCATAAACTGCTCTGTTTGATTTGCACTAGTAGCATTAAATTGTGCTGCAGCATTTGTAGCAGCTTGATTAGATAACATTCTTTGCTGCTCTTGTTGAGCTTGTAATACATTTACTTGTTGTTGAGCAGTAAGATTAGCCATATCTGTTTGTAAAAAAGCTTTAGAATTTTGTATAGCTAATTTTGTATTTGCATCGGCTTCTACTAAATTTGCTTGAGATTGTAATACAGCATTTTGAATAATTCCTTGCTGCTCTGTAGTAGCATTAGTCAAAGATACAGTCTGTAAAAATTTACTATTAGCTAACTCTGTTTGCTGGTCAGCGTTAAACTGAGCCATGTTTAAACTAAATACGTTCTGTGCATTTTGTAATGCTGTTTGTTGTCGCAGTTGAGCATTAGCTAAAGATTCTTGAGCTATTAAATTTTTCTCTTGAGCTACTGATTGTTGAATAGCTTGAGCATTTGCTTGAGCTAATGGAACTGCTGATTGTATTATAGCGTTTACTAAATTATCTCTACCTACTGAAGAAGCTTCTAAACCTCTTTGGGCTAACATTTGTTCTACTGCTGCTACTGCAGGTTGTGCCCATGTAGGCATTGTACCATTTTCAATACCTTTTAATAAAGTATCCATTTGATTACTAATCAATGCTTCTTCTGGTAAGCCTTCAATAACACCTCTCTGTGCTTCAGTAAAATCAGTTAATCTATCTTCTAATGCTTCTGGATTATCACCTAACTCAGTAATAGTTTGTTCAGGTAATCCAGCAGCTCTTAATTGTTTTTTAGCTCTAGTAACTCTTGATAATGTCGTACCACTTGCTTGAGCTGCAGTTGAAATAGCTTGAGGACTTAATTGACCTACTACTCTTTGAGCTAACGCTCCGTCTTGTATGTTTACTTGAGCAGCATCAATAGTGGGTATCCTATCTACTCCTGCAGTTTTTGCTAATTCATCTTCTGATAATGTTGTTTGTGCAGCAGTTACTGTTGGAGCTTGTACAACTTGAGTAGGCTGTACTGTAGCTACTGGTGCAACTGTTGGAGCTGGTACAGTTTGTATAGTTCCTACCGTAGCTGCCTGTTCCTGTGGAGCTTGTGCTATTTGAGTTGTTCCTACAGTTGTAGGTGTATCCATAACAGTTCCCTGTTGAGAAATATCAGGAGATACTTGCTGTGCATTAGGTAATTTAGCAGCTTCAGGCAACTGTGCTGATGATGCTGTCTCTAAACCTTTTCTATTATTTTGTTTTTGTTCTTCTGTTAATGACATTGTTTCTCCGGTATTTACTTGAGCTTGAGCTTGAGCTTGAGCTTGAGGTGTAGTTGTAGTTGCAGGTATTGATATTTTACTAAAATCTATCCCAGATAAGTCTGGTAATCCTCCTCCTAAAGCTGCGGTATATTGTGAACTAAAAGTAGGACCACCATAGCTACCACCACCATAGTATAGTTTTTCTCTTACATTATCGTCTTTAGAAACTTGACCACCCTTGCGATAGTCTTGACGTTCAGAGGTAATACCTGCTCTTTTATACTTCTTTTTCATATACTATTTTACCTTAATTCAAAGAGTTTGTCAAGTTTTTCATCTAATTTATCTAATCTATCTACTAAGTCTTTCATAACTGCTCTGGACTCATTTTTAGTAACATAGTCTCTAGCAATCTCTTCTCTAGTTTTATTTAACAAAATATCAATACGTTTATTTTCTTGAGAATTTTGTCGAATGTTGTAAAGTATTGGAGCTAAAACTAATGTTATAAAAGCATTCCAAATTAGATATGACGATATTTCCATTTACTATACTCCTAAATTAATTCTTGTTTACTAAAATCACACGACATTTTTTATCGCTTATATTTTTTATATAACATTTATCACTTGTTAATTTTTTAACATCATACATATTAAAAGCTACTGTATTAAATTGATTTTCTTCTTCGGTAGGAATTTGTATTTCACAATTTTGACTAGGTACTAAAAAGTTAATACCAGAAGATTTCACTGTTTCAATAGTCTCATTGGGTTGTATATCAACATATTTATATGTAAAGTCTTTTAGTAATTCAGGTTTAGGATAAAGACAAACAATAATAGTTTCATCTTCAACAGCTTTTATCCAACTTTTATCTGTACGAAATTCATACTGTAAACTTCTTTCAGTCCACTCTGGAATATTAACTTTAAAATCAGATATATATTGAAAAGAATTTGAAGTAGTAGTAACGTTATCCGGATTGTATTCAACATAATTTTCTGCTAAACTTAAACCAAAAGCTACATCTTCTTCTGTTATTCCATGCTTATCTTCCCATTCACAACCTATCTCAACCTTTCCTTGAAAAAACATAAACGGATATAACGTCTTAGTCATTTTTGAATTTTCAGGATGATATTCTATTTGGTCAAAATATATCTGTTCGCTTTCTTCTGTCCTTGAAATTTCTGCTCCGATATTTCCTTTTAATACTGTTAATTGAAATAAATTTTCAACATTCATAGCTTTTACTTCATTAAATGAAAGAGTTATCATTATATTTCTCCTGCTTCTACTAACGTTACATCTGGGTCAATATCCAAAAACAGTAATCTTTTAACATCAAAATTTGGATTTATACTTAATTGACCTTGATAAAAAGATTCAAAAAGTGCAAGTTTTATATGCTCCTGTGCATGTTCATCATTAATAAATTTAAATTTTAAATTATTTGTTTCTGATTCATATATTGCCCAAGACTCATTATCTTCTTCTATAACTGTATAAGTATAACTCATGCCATATACTCCATACTGTATTTATCTTTCCAATCTACTTTTTTAAGAACATGTTTACCTATACTATCATATTCTAAATCCCAGTTTTCGCATTCTTTATAAAAATCTGGAACATTCTGCCAAAGACTAGATGTTAAGTTTTTTCTAGTACCTTTATAAATTTTAGTAACTCTATGCATTTGTGCTGAATCCATAAAAATACATCTACCTTCTTTAGGTTTAATTCTTTCTATTTTATTACTATCTAAGTTTAATACTTCTTTATCATGTGTTTTTAAATCTAATCTATATCTATAAGGTGCTGCTTCAAAATACCCTCCTTCTAAATCATCACTAACCTCAACATAATAAACTTGACTACAACCTGCTATTAAATATTCTTCTCCTAAGTAATGATTTTCGCAAGTATCTTGATGCCACTCTAAAGACCCATAATCTTTAAAACATCTTGTCCAATATTCAATTCCTCCATTTTTAAAATCATCAGTATTAATTTTCTTTTCCCATAAAACTTTTAAAGTTTTTTCTACAATATTTCTAGGCTCTTCAACCCACCAACCTTTCCAAAAATTATAAACCGGTAAAGTTGAATATGCTTTTGAGTTTACTATATTATGTATATTTATTTGATTATCTACAACTTCAATACTACTAGGAAATGGCATATTTAGTAGTCCTATTTTGTCAGTATATGCTTGTTCTAAAGTATTCATAATAAGATTAAGGATTAATTGTTACTTTTGCATTAGCTGATGATATACTACCTGCTTGGTCGACACTATTTCTATAACTTGTGGTATTTCCAACTCCCATAAAATCAATAACATCGACACTGGTGCTAAAATTACTGGTAATATAAGCTCCACCACCAGTAGGAGGACTACCACCACCTATTGATAAAATATAACTCCAATCAGCACTGGAAGTGCTGCTATGGTCTGAACGATTAATAGTGAATGTTTTATCTCCTGAATTATATCCTGATTTAGTAAATTCAAAATCTATACTAGACCATCCAGTAGGTACTGAGTGTGTCACATTCACATACGCAGGATACCAAGTACTTACATAATTTGAACCCGTAGCATCAGTAGCTTGTGCTGGGCTTCTACCATAATAATGATATTGCCAATAGGCAAGACTTGAACGAGAAGCAGTTGCTATTGTATATACAGTTTGCCAAGACGGTTTAGATATTGCATCGTAAGTCGCTGCACCTGAACCTAGGCTACCTAAAAAATTATCAACGCTTGTGTCTGAATCTGACTGCTCTCCACCATGTAAAAAGTAAGTATATGTATTACTATCGTTAGCTGTTAAAGCAGAAGTATTACCACTCATCTGAATAAAATGATTATGAGCTACAGTTGTAGTGGTTTTACCTGAAGTTGTTTGCGTAACTGATTTTGAATAACTCGCAGTCAAACCAGTTGCTTCATAAATAATTGAAGTAGCACCATAAAAATCTGCAAAGTCAATATCTGTTCCTTGTGTACTATTTATAGTTCTACCAGAAGCAGCAGTTAAATCTCTAATATCAGCGTCATTTAAAGAACAAGTAGTACCAGAAGTACCACCAGCTTCGACATGGATTTCGTTTAAACTTAATGCTCCACTAGTAGCTAATGCCATTATTTATTCTCTAATTCTTTTACTCTAGCTTCTAATTCTTTAATAGCTTCTACTAACAATCCTACTGTATTGCCATAACGAATAGCTAAGTGTTTATCCTCATCATTACCTACATCAGAAGACTCATAGACTGCTTCTGGTAATACTTTTTCTAAGTCTTGTGCTATTAGTCCTGTAGATATACGACCATCTTTTTTGTAATTAAAAGTAATTCCTTTTAATTGTTTTACTTTATCAAGGGCATCAGGGATAATTTCAACATTTTCTTTTAATCTTATATCTGATGTACTTCCAAAAGCTGTGATATTACCATTACAAATTAATGCTCCTGCATCTGACATATCTATTCTTACAGCAATAATTCCTGAGCCACCATCATTACCTAAAAATACAAAATCGTTGTCTTGCCCTGTAACTGTTAAATTAAAGTTTGAAGAGCCACTTTCAATGTTACCCCATTCATTACCATCATCATAAAATCTTATGTGTTCTCCACCAGCATCTAGAATAAGGTCTCCAGAACCATCTAAAGTTAAATCTCCTGTTCTCGTAATAGTTCCACCACCAATATCAACAGAGCCATTAAAGATTGCCCTTCCTGAATCAGACATATCCAGAGTCAATGCAGTTATTACAGAACCACCGTCATTACCTCTAAATTTAATATCTTTATCTTGGACTTTTGCATCAATTAAAAAATCACTAGAACTATTCAATAATTCTCCAAACTGAGTACCACCGTCAGAAAGTTTTATACTACCACCGTCTGCATCAAGAACTATGTCTGCCGGAGTATCTAAAGTTATATCTCCTGAAGAAGTTCCTATAGTAATGGCTGCATCACCTGTGGTAATATCATCGGCTGCAACAGTAGAGCTTGTAGCAAGAGCACCCCATTGATTACTGTATCCTTCAAAAGCACCTGTAGTACTATTATATCTAATATAACCTGCTGCTCCTGTAGGTCTTTGAGCTGTTGTACCTACTGGCACATGTATAGCATCTGTAAAGCTTCCTATATCTAAACTTACATCTGGAGAAGCATTACCAATACCTACTCTATTATTAGAACTATCAACTTTAAGAGTATTAGTGTCTACAGTAACATCACCAGAAACTGTTAAAGAAGTTAATGTGCCTAAACTTGTAATATTGCTTTGTGCTGCCGTAGCTAACGTACCAGTTAAATTATTTACAATTAAATTAGCAGCAGCATAGCCAGTAGCACTTGTATCTACAGTAGCTGCTGGTTCAGTTTGTGTATCTGAAAATAATCTAAAAGTATTATCTGTAGAAGCATCGTAATATAAACCGGCATATTTTGTTGTACTTGATTCTACATATTTTCCAAAGAATCCAAAATCAGTTGCATTTCCTGAGTTAGCATTAGTAAGTCCAGTAAAGTTATCATCAGATACTATTGGACCAGTATTTGTAGTAGTACCAGATACAATTAAATTACCTGATACAGTTAAATTATTTCCAATAGTTACATTATTTGGTAAACCATAAGTAATTGTTCCAGAACTTTCGGCAACATCTATTTCATTAGAAGTTCCTGCAAAAGTTATAGTTCCTCCAGAAGCTATAGCAGTTGAATTAGAACCGTCTGATACTGTGGCTACATTACCTACTGCTAAATCAATAGTACCATCACTATCTTCATACGTTGCAGTAATACCTGTTTCAGTATTAGAACTAAACATAGCTCCAACTGTATCTTGAACAACTTCTGTTAAATCTATATTTGCAGTACCATCAAAAGATACGCCATGAATAGTTCTTGCAGTTTCTAAAGCTGTAGCAGTTGCTGCGTTTCCTGTAGTATCTTGATTTAATGTACCAACTGTAAAGTCTAATGTACCATCACTATCTTCGTAAGCTACTGTAATTCCTGACTCAGTATTAGAAGATACCATAGCACCTACAGTATCTTGAATAACTTCAGAAAGGTCTATATTAGCTGTACCATCGAATGAAACACCATGTATTGTTCTTGCAGTTTGTAAAGCTGTAGCAGTAGCTGCGTTACCAGTAATATCACCCGAAGTAAGTGCAAGTGTACCTGTAGTTGCAGGAAGTGTTAAAGTTATATTACCACTAAATGCTGAGTGAGCTGGTGCTTGTAATCTTGCATAGTGAGCATTTGAAGACTCACAATAAAAATCTATGTATGATTGTACACCGCCATTCTTAATAGAAATAGCACCTTGAGATATAACAATTCCATTTGTAGAACCACCACCTGCTGATAGTGAGCCAGTTGTTGTAATATTTCTTGTACCAGTAAAATCTTTATTACTATCAACTACAATAGCTTTAGAAGCTTCTACAGTTCCTGCTGTAGCTACATCAACGTAGTTTAATTCAGTTGTAGTTGCAGTAACTCCATCAAGTAAATTTAATTCTGCAGCAGTGCTAGTAACTCCATCTAGTATATTTAATTCTGCAGCAGTTGCAGTAACTCCATCAAGTATATTTAGTTCGGCTGCTGTAGATGTAACTCCATCTAAAATATTAAGTTCAGCAGTTGTACTTGTAACTCCATCTAAAATATTAAGTTCTGCAGCAGTACTTGTTACCCCATCAAGAATGTTAAGTTCAGCAGCAGTTGAAGTAATTGCTGTACCATCAAAGTTAATACCGTCTAGGTAAGCTACACCATCAACATATAAGTCTTTCCACTCTTGAGAAGAACTTCCTAAGTCGTATGTGTTGTCTGTATTAGGAATAATATTTGAATTAACATCTGCACCAAAGACTACATTATCGTCTGCTGCATCACCCATAGTAATTGTGCCACCGTTAAAAGTTGTAGTACCTGTGACTGTTAAATTACCACCTACATCTACATTACCTGTAGTAGTTATTGAATCAGTAAAAGTATCTTTAAAACGTAATGAAGTTGTTCCTAAATCAATATCACTATCAGTAACAGGAACTAAAGCACCATCTTGTATTCTAATTTGTTCTACAGCAGCAGCAGATACTTCAACGTAAAATCCCCATCTATTGTTAGAACTATCAACTTCTATTTTATTTAAAAAGTCTAAGTCACCAATTTTAAATATATTACCACCTTGAGCAGCAGTACCATCATGTCGGTGTCCAGTAGAACTTGCACTACTTGAAGAGTATGCAAAAGCATTTACTAACTGGTTATATTCATCATTAAACAAAGCAGCAGTTATAGTATCTCCATCTGCAAATGAGCTTTGTCTTGTATATGTTTGTGCCATAATTATCTCCTACCTGAAGGTATAAAGTCTACATAAAGTCCGTTAACTGTATAACTTGGTTTTTTATCATTACTTATTACTGTAAAATTATTACTTGTACCACTACCTTGTAAAGGTACTCTTACCATTGGATTATTTTGTCCTGCAAATTTATTTGTATTAAATACTGCTTCTCCAAATAATGAAGGTGGATTTATAATTCCTAAATCAAATAAATCTGAAGGCTGCTGTACATCTGAACTATTAAAATCAAATTTAATTTGTACATCAGGCTCTACAATTCCTTCTGTTGCTAAAGAAACTCTAAGAAAATGTAAAGTTTTTAAAGTTCCTAAATCACCATAATCATAGTCTGGAGTAGTATATCTTGCTAAAATAGCAGTGCCGTTAAAGTCATTACCACTATCATGTAAGTAAACATTACCATTAGTATCGCCATGATAATATTGTTCAACTCCATTATTATCAAAACCAGAGCCAATAGCAGTAACTTCTAATCCTCTAGTCTCAGACCATTCAAAACCATTAGGTCTTAGTGTTCCTATAATTCCTCTTTGTGTAGCATCTGAAGCTCCAGTATTTGTATAAAATAATCTATACTGTGATTTTTCTCTTAGTACTACACTATTAATTGTAAATATATTTACGCTTTCTGCTAAATCACTAAGAATGTTTTGTATATTACTACTAACTGTTCCTAACTCTACGTCTCCAATTCTTGCTGTACCAGCTACTGTTCTTAATCCATCTGGTGCTAAAAATATTAAATCACCAGCAATCTCTTGAATACTATGACCACTTAAACAGCCTACGTTTTTAGTAACCGGCACTACAGCTATGGAACTAGAATTATTTATATTCTGTAGTTTAAATATTGAGTTTTCACAAAATATAAATAATTCATTACGGAAACTTTTAATTCCTTTTATTTGGTCTTCTAAAGAAATCGAACCAGAACCAGTACTAGTAAAATCTGTTGGGTCTAAAGTACCACTATAAAATATAGTATTTAAATTATCTTCAACTCCAGCAGCTATTAAATGTTTATCATGTACTGTTATATATTCAACTCCTTTTGTACCTGTAACAGTAATTTCTTCACCAAAAAATGTTCTACTAGTTAAAGAACCTGTGCCTTCCATTCTAAATGCATAAGGCTTGTTAACTCCATCAGCAATAATTAATGTGCCATAGTTTGATGTAGCACTTTCAAATAAAGCAAATTGACATTGCCCTTGATTAGTTCTTGTTAAAACACTACGACCTGTAAAAGCTGTATGATTGTCACCACTACTAGCAACACTAGCTCTATTTATTTCTAACCAACTTGTACCGGTTTGACTAAAATAAATACTTGTACCTGCACAAACAACTACACCATCTGCATAAGGTATTGCACCTAAAATAGTTGCTGTGCCTCCAGTAGGCTGTACTGCATTATCACCACCAAATTTTGTAAAGCCATTAATACGTCTGTACCCACCCTTAGTAGAAACTTCAAAGTTTTTTAACTCAGTTGCTACACCGGGAGTTTTAAGTAAATCAATAGCATTTGATGCAGTGACTAATCCTCCTGCACATGCTACTGTATATGGTTGTGAACGTGCCATAAATTAATAATAAAG